GATAGGTAGTTCCACTAACTACCTCAAAAACTTCCATGAAGGCAAAATCGGCGGGCAGTTCTGGATCTGTTGGATTTAATGGATCAAAATAATTAGCCCATGAAATCTCTAACTGCTTTACACCCGCCGTAACTGTTGGGGCTTGGGGTTGAGGGGGAGCGGTTGTATCATTTTTTGCTGTAGCATTGATTGTTGCGTATGCTCCCGCGTTCTCGTTGACCGTGATAGCTCTAACGCGGAAATTGTAGGCTGTACCCGCCGTTAACGGTTCGATCTCTATAGCGTTGTTTGGCGCAATCGTTGACGCATAATTTGAAAGACTGCTCGGCTTCCATTGAACCTCGTAGTGCCTTAACTGCGCACTTGAAACTGCGTTCCACGAAAGAATAACCCGCGACACTACCGTTCCATCTGTCTGAAGTGGTGACGATAGTGTTGTCGTTAACCCCGTTATAGCAAGGCCCGCCGTGGTATCCCCAAGCGTTGTATTATTGGACGTAATAGCTCTATATTCATCTGCAGTTATTGACCATTGATAAGCTGTCGATGATGTTTCTTGTAGAGTCATATCAATCTGCGGGGCGGAACCATCCATCCCCGACATTTTCCAAGAATTGACGCGGAAAAGCTTTCTGGAAAACCCGTAGCGATCTAGCGTCAACTCTACAGTGTCGCCCACTTGTACGCCAAAAGCCTTCTCAATTTTGAATGTAGCTTGAACCGTTATCTGCTCTCTACCCACGAACAAAACTTGCTTCGCCAACCGTTGAGCGGCGGCGCTGCTTGTGGTTAGGGGTAGCTCAAGGTCTAACGTGCTAACTTCGTTATTGTCCTCAGAAAGATCTGGGATTTGCTGCTGCGGATAATCCGTAGGAATGAAACGACCGCCACCGTCAACAAAGGTTCCCTTGACCGTGTTTACCGTGTCGCGCCTAGAGAAGCGTGTGGCGACCGCAATATCTCCAAGTATGTCATCATATGAAAAGGCGTTACCATCACTCACCGAGGCGTCTGCGGCGTAGAAAGCCCCAGCAATAAGCTTCCATTCCCCTTGGGAGTAGAATAGCGTCCCGTTTAGCGTTGTTAAAAGCTGATTTATGTTTTGTAGAGGCGTTGCGCCCGTAGTCAATGTCCCACCAATCTTGAGCGCGTTATTTTCGGCGGAACCCACCCCAGTCGTAACGCACTTAGAAATAGCTGTTGCGATAGCGGTGTCGCCAATATCGCCCTGCTTAACTCCCACACCTAGATCAGAAGTAAGATAATCCCTAATCGCAAGCGCGGGTTCATCTGAATACTGCCATGTGGTTGGATCACTGGTCCTGTGTGTGCTTACCCCTAGAGAGCTATCATATGCGCTGCTCGTGCTATCCTTGCGAGGGTCATATACCTTTTTACCTTGGATCTTTGCCGTCACAAGTGGAATGCCACCCGAAAAAACGTCCGCATCATATTCCATTCGCACATAAAGACAGGCTATTCCCCGACCTCTAAATCCGCTTGGAAAGTTGGGTCCAGTAGTACCTGCAGAGAATATTCCGTTTATTGTGGTTCTAACGTCCTGACTGCTTGATCCCGTAAACTTATAAACATAAACCTTGCTGTTCCAGTCTCCGCTAGTGACATATCCACTTGAAAGCGTAACCACTTCGTCATTTAGGAATATATCACCAATAGAATTTACCTCATGACCCGCAAGCGTGATGATCATGTGCATGTATTTATTGCTGTCCGTTACTTCTAAATATGTTTTTATGCCGCCCTTACGGGTTTCTCCGTAAACAATTTCAAAGTCGGCTATCGCGTCAATGTTATTACTAAGTCCAGACCCTCCGCCTAGCTTTGGAATTTTAGGCTTTGGCATTAAGGCGGACGCAACCACCGCAGAAACACCCATGTAAACCAGACCACCGATAACCAGTTGAGTTGCCGTAAGTGCAGCGGCAGTGGTAGAAAACAGATATGCAGCGGTTGAAACAGCCATTAGATTAGTACCTTCGAATAAACATTCTCTATGTGACTATACCCTAATCTCTGCAATAATACATCAAAGGGCTTGTGCGTTTTTGTGTTTACCATAAGAAGGGCCACGCCGTCATCTGATAAACACTTCTCGGCAAATTTCATAAGCCGCCACCCCGCAAGCCCCTTTCGATAGTCGGGGTGAAGGAATAAAACGTCATTGTGCGCGAATGTGTGATCCTTGTAGTGCAGGGATTGGGTGGTCAGGCACACGAAGTAACCAACAAGCTGACCATCATTCCTCGCCGTAAATATTTTAAGCTGCCCTCTCTTCTCCGCCTCTTCGTATCGGTCCCAATCGGGGTTTAGCTTAATCTTGCTTTGATTGAGGGCTATATCTCGCCAGTGCAATTCTAAAAGCTTTTGGATCTCAATATAGACTGCCGCAAGAAATTCTTGCTGATAGGTCAATCGGCTTTCCCCCAGTTGAGCTTTTTGTCTTGTAAGTCTTGGACGGTAGAAAAGAAGGTGTCGCCAGAATAAAGGCCATCCTGCACCTCTTCGGTGTATCGGAATGGGCGTATCCTATCTAAATCTATTAGGCGGCTTTCAAGCTTGACCTCTATGGTTGAGCTATCGGTATTATCCTTAATGGATAGCTGATCCATATATCCCGCGAATATCTGAGTTAGATTTGAGTTCCCCTTGATCCCAAAGTACACCGTGGCCTCTCTGCCGTGATATTCATAATCAAGAGCCGCCGTCACAAGCGCAGAGGGAACGCCCATAAGGGTAAGGCTTATTCCCGTAGCCTTGAGGTCCGAAACCTCTTCTAGCCCCGAGACTGATAGCAGGTTCCCCGTTCCAATATATGTATTTGAGTTAAGCGTCTTATCGCCTACGCCCGTCCAGTATCTAACTATGTATGACTGGTTTGTTGTGCCGTTATAAAAATCAAGCTCCACCGCATAGAAAAGGCTTACCTCATCCTGCAATAGAGCCGTTAGAACTGTGCTATTTACTGTTCTGGGCATATCCGCAACCTATGTTTCTTTGCGCGGTCTGCCCCGTTTTTTAGGTGCAGCCTTTGTTTCTTCTACCGCCGCATTGCCTTGAGTTTCCATTGCCGCGCCGCGATCAATCATATTCTGCGCGAGCTTTTTTTGCCACGGCTTATCTAAGGAAAGAACCTCGCCAGACATGTATTTTCTTGCACTCGTGCCGTCAGCATTATCCTCACCAACTACACTGTGTATCATTACAACCTGTTTCATTTATCCACCTTATTGAGAGAGGGAGGAAAGTGGATCAAACCCCCCTCCCCCGTTATTCTTACGAAGTTGCGTGTTTCAGAACGCGCATAGCTTCCGCTAGAACAACCTCGCCGCCGACACGTTTGCGAGCCAGATAGCGCACTAAGCCTGTTGAGGCTTGGCTATATGGGTCACGCAAGACTGACAAAGCCACACGATCAACAATCATATACCCACGGCGGAAGTCACCGATGAGAACAGACTTAGCGCCAGAGGCCGCGTCCGCTACATCAGGAGCTTCTACATATGGAATGCCGATGATTGTGTTAGGCGCACCCGACTGACCAGAGAAGCCCGTCTGGAAGATATACTGTCCAGCGGTATCCTTTAGCTTACGGATAATGCCCAACGTGGCACGATTGAACATCATTGTAGCGTTGGCCGCATACTCTGATTTCAAGCCGTGAACCAAGTCCATCAGGTTATCAGTAGTGATAGCCGCCGATGCCGCACCAGTAGCGGTGTGAGCAACAACGTTACCGTTTGTTATACCCGTGGGCTTGTTTGTGCCATTACCAACGATAAACGCATTTCCTTCACCCTTTGCAAATTGCTCTGCAAATTCCTGATTCATCTTTCAAGGCTGTTGTGTAGCCAGTGGTTTCGGAACGTGTGCCTGTTTCCGCCGTCCACGCTGCCGCAAAGTTTGCGGTTTTCTGTGGGATTTCAATTTCTTTGGAGTTTGTGGCGCGAACGCGAGCAACAGAACGAACTGGTGAGATTTCAGTTACGATCTTAATTAACTCAGCAACATATTCCTCTGGAGCCAAGTTACCCGCTGTGGCGGCTGTTCCAACTGTCAACGCTTTAACTTCGTCGGCGTCTAAGCCTTCGTTGCCTTTACGCATGAAAGTGTCCCAAGCCTTAACAGCAATATCAACGCTCTTGGTTTCAACGCCAGAATTTGGACGCTTCAAGAGTGTTTCAATACCGTCAAGTTTCTCAGCGAAACCTTCGGAAGCTTTTTCCTGTTGAACCAATTTTTGGTTTACAGTTTCAAAACGGTCCAGATCGGCTTCGATCTTTGACAATTTGGCTTCTACCAAAGGATCGGCATCGCCCTTCTTTTCGATTTCTGCAAGGCGCTGATCGTTTGTTGCTTTAAATTCTTCAAAAGCACCGTTCAGCCCTTCCAGATAAGTTTTGAGATTATCATCCATGACAATCAACCTTTCTGTTTAGGATTTAAGGATATTGGTTAGGCGATCTAACTCGCTTACCAGTTCAGAAGGCATTTCCTGAGCGCCAGCATCCCGCTGTTCCAGTGCCTTTGCTACAGCCGAAGCTGCAACTTTCGCCTCGCTTCTGGAAAGTTCCGCTGCATCCCGCAGGACT